TATATTAGGAGATTTAATTGAGATAGGAGAACATAGGTTACTTTGTGGCGATAGTACAGATTCAGACCAAGTGGCAAAGTTAATGAATGGAGAAAAAGCCGATATGGTTTTTACTGACCCGCCTTATGGGAATGGCTCAAGTGGGAAGTACGGTAGGGGGCAATTAGGTGTAAGAACAATACAAAACGATGAAAATTTTGATTGCGTAAATGATTTTTTTAATTTAAAGGTTTGCGAGGTTTATGTATTCTTTTTACAATGGAGAACTTTTAAAGAAATGTTTCAAACGTTAGAAAACAACGGGTTAGAATTAAAAACTATTGCGGTTTGGGATAAGAAAAATGCAGGGTTAAATGGTGCAGGAGGGATGAGTGAACAATGGGAGGCCATAATAGTTGCAGGGGATATTAAATATTCAAGATTTGGCGGGAACGTATTTAGGGTAAGTAGAGAGCAAAAGAAAAGAATTGACAGCCCACACCCACACCAAAAGCCGATTGAATTATTAAATGATGTTTTGGAATATTTTAAAGAATATAATTTATTACTTGACCCATTCCTAGGTTCAGGTTCAACAATGGTAGCATCACACCAATTAAAACGCAAATGCTACGGTATGGAACTAGACCCTAAGTACTGCCAAGTAATAATAGACAGAATGATGAAGTTAGATGATACATTACAAGTAAAGATAAACGGAAAAGAATATATACCTAATATCTAATAAATATAAAATATAATGAACGAAAGCGTACATATAAAAAAGAAAGCATTATTAAAGGCTTTAGAACAGACATTAGGAGTAGTAACAACAGCTTGTAAGAAAGTAGATGTAGGAAGAACAACCTATTATGATTGGATGCGAGATGATGAAGAATTTAATAAAAGCGTACAAGAATTATCTAATGTTGCTTTAGACTTTGCCGAATCACAATTACATAAACAAATAGCAGCAGATTCAACAGCAGCTACAATATTCTACTTAAAAACTAAAGGAAAAAGCAGAGGGTATGTGGAAAGGCAAGAAATAACTGGTGCTGATGGTATGCCTACAAACTTTCAAATAGAGATTATTGAAAATAAAAACTAACGTAGTATTTAAGCATTTACTACATTCAAAGAATAAAATAACAATAGAGCAAGGTGGAACTAGGTCCGGAAAGACTTATAACATTTTGCTTTATATTATTTTTAAGTACTGTTTAGAGAACACGAACAAAACTATTACAGTTTGCAGAAAGACTTTTCCTGCTGTACGTTCTTCTGTTATGCGAGATTTTTTAGATATACTAAAAGCACATAACTTCTATTTAGAGGAAGCACATAATAAATCTAACCACGAATACAAACTTAACGGAAACCTTGTAGAGTTTATATCTTTAGATCAACCACAAAAAGTTAGAGGTCGTAAAAGGAATTTACTATTTATAAACGAAGCAAACGAATTAGACTATGAAGATTGGCAACAGTTAATTTTCAGAACTGAAGATAAGATAATACTAGACTTTAATCCTTCAGATGAGTACCATTGGATTTATGATAAAGTAATACCAAGAAATGATGCAGACTTCTTTATTACCACTTACCTTGATAATTCTTTTTTAAATAAAACTATAAAAGAAGAGATTGAAAGATTAAAAGAAACAGATGAATCTTACTGGCAAATTTATGGTTTAGGATTAAAAGGAATATCTAAATCAACTATCTTTAATTATACAGAAGTAAACCATATACCACACGATGCGGAGTTTGTAAGTTATGGTGCAGATGCAGGGTATTCTAATGATCCAACTACATTAGTTTCTGTTTATAAGAAAGAACACAACCTTTATATCAAAGAACATATTTACCAAACACAAATGACTACTTTTGATATTGCTAAGAAGTGGAAAGAGATTGGTATTGAAAGAGAAACAATTTACTTTGATAGTGCAGAGCCAAGATTAATTGAGGAACTTAAAAGAATGGGTTTTAATGTACGACCAAGTTTAAAGGGTGCTGATAGTATTAATGCAGGAATTGACTTATTAAAACGCTTTAAAATACATATAGAGAAAGATAGTAATAATTGCATACAAGAATTTAGAAACTATAAATGGCAAGAAGATAGAAGTGGTAAAATGATAAACAAGCCAATTGATAAAAACAACCATACAATAGATGCTGTTAGATATGCAACGTATTCAGTTTTAAGTAAACCAAACTTTGGTAGATATGCTATCCAATAAAAAATAATAAAAACAACTATATACTTATATGAAAGTAGAATTAATTATACCTAATAGTTTAAATGAAATTACACTTGGTCAATATCAAGAATACATAAAACTTGATAAACTAACGGAAACAGAATTGGCTTATAAAATGATTGAAATTTTCTGTGGGTTAAAAGCGGATCATATCAGATTATTAAAAGCTAAAGATGTACAGGATATTGTTGCAATAATTTCTGTAATGTTTGAAGATAAACCTAGTTTGGTACATACATTTAAAATGAATGGTATTGAATATGGATTTATAAATAACCTTGATGAGATGAGTTTTGGGGAATATATTGACTTAGATACTTTTATAGGAGATTGGGATAATATTGAAAAAGCTATGGCTGTTTTATATAGACCAATTGAATTAAGGAAAGGTAGCAGATACCATATAAAAGAATACGGAGGTGGAGATGCGGACCATTTAAAAGATATGCCTTTAGACGCTGTAATGAGTTCTATACTTTTTTTTTACAATTTAGGGAACGAACTATGTCAAGTTATGATGAACTCTTTAACGGAGGAGGAAGACAAGAACTTACAAGAGTATCTCAATTCGGAGGGAAGTGGGGTTGGTACTCAAGCGTTTATGCTCTCGCTCAATCAGATATTAGACGATTTGAAGATATCACTAAATTAAAAATGCACGAATGTTTATTATTTCTAACTTTTGAAAAAGAGAAAAACGAAATAGAAGCATCACAAATTAAGAATAAGTTTAAATAAATTCAATGCAAGGAATTAGAGGATTTTACCAATTAACGGAAACTATTAAAAACCAACTTCTAGAGGATGTAAATTGTAATACAGTTACAACTGGAGATATTACAGAGGTTGATACATCTAAGCAAACAATATTCCCTTTATCACATATAATAGTTAATAATGTTACAACTGAGGAACAATATTTATCTTTTAATATTACAGTACTTGCAATGGATATTGTGGATGAAAGCAAACAACCAACATCAGATATATTTAGAGGTAACAATAACGAGCAAGATGTTTTAAATACACAGTTAGCTGTTTTAAATAGATTAACTATGATTTTAAGAAAGGGAGATTTATATAGAGATTTATACCAATTAGACGGAGTACCTAGTTGTGAGCCTTTTTACGAAAGGTTTGAAAATAGATTAGCAGGTTGGGCCTGTACTTTTAATATCTTTGTAAAGAACGATATTGATATATGCAATTAGAAAAAACAAGAGATGCTTTAAATAAGTTTGCTAAATACGTTGTTCAACAATCTAGGAGTAATCTTACTAAAAGCGATAAGAACGTTTCTAAGGAACTCTACAATAGTATTGGGTACAAGTTAAACGTTTCTAAAAATAGTTTTGGATTAGACCTTGTAATGCAAGATTATGGAGTGTTTCAAGATAAAGGAGTAAAGGGTAAAACAAGTTCAGCTAAAGCACCTAACAGTCCTTTTAAGTTTGGAAGCGGAACAGGAAAAAAAGGTGGCTTAACAAATGGGATTGATAAATGGGTTAGGAGAAGAGGTTTTCAGTTTAGGGATAATAAAGGTAAATTTTTAAGTTATCAATCAACTGCTTTTTTAATTACAAGAAGTATATATAATAAAGGAATCAAGCCAAGTATGTTTTTTACTAAACCATTTGAGAAAGCATTTGCAGGATTAAATGAAGACCTTATACAAGCGTTTGCATTAGATGTAACTAAATTTATGGAAACAACAATAAAAGACAATTTTAAAAAGTAACAAATGGCAATAAATACAAGAAGTCCTTATTATGTTAATACATCAATAACAGATACTTCATATACAACTTTAGACGTTTATATCTGGGAAGGTTCGGTTACTGCAACTACGACACCAAAATATAGTTTAAAAAAATATGCAATAATTGGCAGTAATTGGGTTGGATATGAGATTGCTGAATTAATAAGAGATTATATAGAGGTTATATTTGATGGAGATTATAATGGGCAATCAGTTTGGTACAAATCAATTATAAAGGTTTATAATTCTTCTGATGTGTTATTAAATACTATTGATTATACTACACAATCTGCATTTGATAGCTATTCTTATTTTGAAGAAAATGAATCATTTAATTTGGATTACAAATCTTTATTAATAACTAATAGAGAAATGTTTGTTTTAGCTGATAATGTTTTCAGAATACCAGTAAATACAATTAATGGTCCAACTGTTTTATTTTTAAAAAACGGAGAAGTAGTATCAACTCAAATATTAAGTTCTTCTACTGAGAGTTCTAATCAAATAAAATATATTTCCGTTGATGGTGGTGCAGGTAATTACGATTCTTTTAAAAGCCGAGTTTTAGAAGATAACGGAACTTTTGAAAATACTAAATGTCTTAAAGACTTTTTAAATGAGTTTGAAATTGGAGAAGTTGATACAGTAAGAATATCAGATATAAATGGTTTACAAACAATAAAAATAAAAACATTAGATGAATGTAAATACGAGCCAAAGAAAGTAACATTTATAAATAAATTTGGTGTATTACAAGATATGTTTTTCTTTAAAAAAGCAGTTGAAAAAATGACTGTTAAAAAGGAATCATACAAGGCTAACATAAGGAATCAATATGATTCTTATAGTATAAGTAGCCACGTTAATAGAGAGTTTAATGTAATTGGAAATGAAAGTATTTCTTTAAGTAGTGGGTATCTAAGCGAAGAATATAATGAAGTATTTAAACAACTTTTATTATCTGAGAAAGTATGGATAACAAATGTAACAGATACAGCTGTACAAGTACTTCCGTTAAACGTTATTACATCAAGTATAACTTATAAGACTTCTTTAAATGATAGACTTGTAGAATACACAATAGAGTTTAATAATTCATACGACACTATAAATAATATCAGATAAATGCAAACTATTCAACTATACATAGAAGGGCAAAGAGTAGATATTTTTAATGATGAGAGCGTAGTTGTTACCGACAGTATTAAAAACGTTATGGATATTGACAAAATATTCACAGAATTTTCTAGAACGTTTAGCGTACCAGCATCAAGTGTAAACAACAAGATATTTAAACACTATTACAACAACGATATACAAGGTGGATTTGATGCGAGGGTAAGAGTAAAAGCAAATTTAGAATTAAACTTTTTACCTTATAAAGATGGCTATATTAAATTAGAAGGAGTAGACTTAAAAGATAATAAAGCGCATACATATAAGATTACTTTTTTTGGAAATACTATTTCATTGAAGCAAACCATAGGAGATGACTTATTGTCAAATTTAAGCTGGTTAAGTAACTTTGATTTTGAAGAAGACGTGCAAAACCCGTTTCCTTTATATTTTAAACCTACTGATATTGAAAGATACTTAACAACAGTACAAGAAAAAACAGTAGACGGAGTAACATATACTTCTCCTGTACAAGTGCCTTTGTTGACCCATACGCAAAGATTGTTTTTTGACAGTAGTGCAGAGGTTGCAGATAGTGGTAATGTATCTTGGTCAGGTGCAGGTGGTATTCGTGGAGTTAAATGGAATGAATTAAAATACGCTTTGAAAGTTTTAATAATTATAAAGGCAATAGAAAAAAAGTATACTATACTATTTAGCACTGATTTTTTTAACAATACAAATGTTGCTATTAAAGATTTGTTTATGTGGATGCACCGAACAAAAGGAGTGGTTACTAATGGCGAACAATTAACCTCATTTAATTATGGAGTTACAGGTTTTACAGGAACAGATACGAACATCAGCGAAATAAGCAATACGGAATTAACGTTATTTCAAAGGCAACAAGTAAATGTTTTAGAATTAAGTGTAATACCCGCAGCAGGATTTACAACCATACCCTACTCTTTTATAGTTTTTAAGGGTGGTGTACCTGTTTATAATAGTGGGCGTGTTACAGGCTCACAGAATAACGTGGCTATTCCTATATTTTATGGCGAAGCGTATACTGTTCAAATTATAATAACCGATACAATTAACTTTAGTAACGTCGATTTCTTTGTTTCTGGGTTTGATTCCGATACACAATCGACTGTTACTGCTAATTATCCCACAGGTACGTTCTCTGTTTCGGCTCAATTTGAGTTTAATATGTTGCAACAAATACCTAATATGAAAGTTTTGGACTTTTTAACGTCTATTTTTAAAATGTTTAACCTTGTTGCATACGTAGAAGATGGTATAATAGTAGTAAAAACATTAGATTCTTATTATAGTGGCGGTGTTTATTACGATATAACCAAGTATATTGACACAGAAAAAAGCCAATCAAATGTGGCGTTACCATTTAGAGAGATTGTATACACTTATGAAGGGTTACAGACTTACTTGGCATCGGTTCATAATCAATTATTCAATCAAGAATGGGGTAAAATAGAGTATAAAACAGATTCAAATATTAAATTCTCTGGCGACATTTTTAATTATACGATTCCTTTTGAGCATATGAAGTTTGAGAAGCTAATAGATGCGGGCAATTCAGCACCAAAAGATATACAATGGGGGTTTTGTGTAGATGATAATCAAGAGCCTTATATAGGCAAACCAATACTATTTAATTTAGCGAGAAAAACAGCGTCAATGTCATTTGTTAATGGTGTTGACTCTTCTAATGTTGCAACCTCTAGCAAAGAAATAAGCAATTATTTTGCCCCTTGCAATAGTAATATGAATGTTGTTTCGTTTGCTAGTCAGCCATCTTTAAACTTTGACCAAGAGCCAGACGAATGGGAAGGTCGGGATAATACAAACACTTTATTTAAAGACTATCACAGCCAATCTATTACAAGTGTATTTAACGAATCAAACAGAATCACAAAGGCAACAGCATACTTACCTTTAAGCATTTTGTTAAATTACAACCTTGCTGATAAATTTATAATTTTTGGTAAGTCTTATAAAATAAATTCAATAACCACAAATTTAGAAAATGGCAAATCTGAACTAGAACTACTTAACGATTTATAAAATGATAAAAAATATACTATTCTTATTGCAACAAGCAAAAGGAGAAACAGAAAATATTAGAATTGCACAAGGTGGGTTAAAACTACCAACAACAATAAAGGAAGGATTCAAAGCACTTAAACAAGAAATAAAATGGCAGAAAAAATAATAATTGATTTAGA